TTATAGAAGTAAGTCCTACCTCTAATCCTGCAAGTGATATAGGTGTCAATTTTGATTGGCCTGTTAAATTTTTATTTTTGAGAGACGATTTAGTAGAAGCTAATGTGGTTCCTGAAGTAGGAGATGTTATATTATATCATGAAAGTTATTGGGAAGTAGATAACGCAGCCGCAACTCAATATTTTGTAGGTAAAGATCCAGACTACCCATACAATCAAAACCCATTAAACCCAGGTCTAGAAAATTTTGGTTACAATGTAGGAATAGCATGTACTTGCCATTACATTCCAACTGATAGAGTGAACATTATTAGAACAAGATTATTATAATGGCTAAAAAAGGAAGAAAACCAATACCGAAAACACAGAGAGAAATCAGTGTTGATCAACAAGTCCCTCTAAATGAGAGTGGACCTGGTTTTCAACCTACTGGAAATCCAAACAGAGATACTCAACTAAATAGAGGTGAACAAGTTTCTTTTAGTGGAGATACTTATAAACCTTTCTCAGTTGGTATTCAAGATATTGATGAGGCAGTATATTACTACTTTACAAATGTCATTCGTCCTTTTGTAATTCAAAATGGAACTCGAATTGAAGTACCTGTTATTTATGGTTCACCTGAAAAATGGAAATCATTTCAGAAAGATGGATATTATCGAGATGCTCAAGGTAGAATTATGATGCCAATCATAATGTTTAAAAGAGATAATATTGAAAAAGTAAGAACAATAGCAAATAAGTTAGATGCTAATTACCCTAACAACATAGCAATCCATAGAAAATCTTACTCAGCTAAAAATGCTTATGACAACTTTGCGGTACTAAACAATGTAAAACCTGAAAAAGTTAATTATGCCGTTGTAGTACCTGATTATCTTACTTTAACTTATAGTTGTGCCGTTAATACTTACTATATGGAACAACTCAACAAAATCATTGAGGCAATTGAATATGCTTCTGATTCTTATTGGGGTGATCCTTCACGTTATAAGTTTAGAGCAATGATTGATTCATTCGCCATTCAAACTGAAATCTCAGATAATGCTGAACGAGTTGTAAGTAGTACTTTTAATATTAAATTAAATGGATATATCATCCCAGATACTATTCAGAAAGATACTACTGCGTTAAAGAAAATACCTGATGTAACTAGAATTACAGTTACAGAACAAATAGTAGATAATATAAACAATATACCTAATAACAATTCTTAAAAATGACAACAAAAGTTTTAACCCAAGAAGAAATTCAGTTACTTAAATCAATTCAAGAAAAAAGAATCCAATTAACAGAACAATTTGGAATAATTGAATTAAGAATTCAAGAATTAGAATTACAAAAAGATTATTTAAAAGAAGAACTTAAAAAATTACGTCAAGAAGAAACTACAACTGGTAACACTCTTCAACAAAAATATGGCGATGGTACAATTAACCTAGAAAAAGGAGAATTCATCGGACAATAGGACTTTTGATAAGTTTTACCATATTTATAACAAAATTAAACTAATCAATAAACATGGCAGAAACTTTAATATCACCAGGTGTTTTAGCAAGAGAGAATGATTCATCTTTTGTAACTCAAAGACCCGTTACAGTAGGTGCAGCAATTATTGGTCCAACAGTAAAAGGACCAGTAGAAATTCCTACAGTTGTTACTACTTACAATGAGTATGTTAACAAATTTGGAACAACTTTTGTAAGTGGAGGCGTTAATGATAGCGATACTTATACTTACTTTACCTCAATTGCTGCTTACAATTACTTTGTAAATGGAGGTCAATCATTATTAGTTGCTCGAGTAGTAACAGGATCTTACACATCAGCAACAAGTTCATTAATTACTACAGGATCAGGTGGTCCTACAACTGGTTTATCACCATTTGTATTGTCTACAATCTCTGAAGGAACTATCATGAATAGTACTTCTACTGAAACTACAAATAATGCTTTGCCAAGTGGTTCAACAGACAATGTAAGATGGCAAATTGTGAATGCAAATAGTCAATCTGGTACTTTTGATCTATTAATTCGTAGAGGTGATGATACTTCACTTCAACCAATTGTGTTAGAAACTTGGACTGGACTAACTCTTGACCCTAACTCTCCAAATTATATCTCTCGTGTAATTGGTGATCAGGTTCAAAACTACAACCAAACTAACAACCAAATTGAAGTTACAGGTTCATTTGCTAACAGATCAAACTATGTTTATGTAAGTGCTGTTAACTATACAACCTACAATTTCTTTGATAACAACGGTAATTTCAAACCTCAATACACTGGTTCAATTCCTGTAAATCAAAGTGGCTCATTTGGTGGTGCTATTGGAACTGTTAAAGGAGGTGCTAATTTCTACAATTTAATTAGTAATACAGATTCTCAAGGATTAACAGCTGGTAACTATACTAACATGGTTAATCTTTTAGCTAATACAGATGATTATAAATTTAATGTACTATTAACTCCTGGATTAGTTGATGGATTTGCTTCTCATACTGGAACAGTTTCTACAATCATAACAAATACTCAGAATCGCGGAGATAACATTTACGTACTTGATCCTGTAGGATATGGTTCAAATGTTTCATCTACTGTAGCAGCAGCTGCTACTCGTAACACTTCATATGCCGCTGAATATTGGCCTTGGGTACAAGTGGTAGATCCAGCTTCTGGTGAATTAGTTTGGGTTCCTGCCTCAACAGTAATTGGAGGTGTTTATGCTTATAACGACTCAGTATCTGAGCCTTGGTTCGCACCTGCAGGTATCAACCGTGGTGGATTATCACAAGTAGTAAGAGCAGAACAAAAACTTTCTCAAACACAACGTGATACTTTATACACTGGAAGAGTTAACCCAATTGCAACTTTCCCAGGTCAAGGTGTTGTAGTATATGGTCAGAAAACATTACAGGTAAAAGCATCTGCTCTTGATCGTGTAAATGTTCGTCGCTTGTTAATTGCTCTTAAGTCATACATTTCTCAAGTAGCAAATAACTTAGTATTTGAACAAAATACAATCGCTACAAGAAATAACTTCTTAGCACAAGTTAACCCATACTTAACAAGTGTTCAACAGCGTCAAGGTTTGTATGCATTCAGAGTAATCATGGATGATACTAATAACACACCTGATGTGATTGATCGTAATGAGTTAATTGGTCAGATCTATTTACAGCCTACTAAGACTGCAGAATTTATCTACCTCGACTTCAATATTACACCTACAGGAGCTACATTCCCTGGATAATAAAATAAATTTCTTCCCTCTCAAAAGGAGGGAAGATTTTTTAGAATTTAGATATTTATAACAAACAAAAATATAAAATAACATGGCAATTTTAAGTCCGAACGAAATATTTTTCACAGCATTTGAGCCGAAAGTAAAAAATCGCTTTATAATGTATGTTGATGGAATTCCCTCATATACCATTAAAAAAATCGGTGCTGTAGGTGTGACAATGGATGAAATTAAATTAAATCACATTAACGTTTACCGTAAAATCAAAGGTAAAGCTCAATGGGATGATATTGAAATGACATTGTTTGATCCTATCACCCCATCTGGTGCTCAAGCTGTAATGGAATGGGTACGTTTACATCACGAATCTGTTACAGGCCGTGATGGTTACTCAGACTTCTATAAGAAAGATGTAACTATTGATATCTTAGGACCTGTGGGTGATATCGTTTCTGAATGGATCATTAAGGGAGCATTTATTAAATCAGCTAAGTTTGGTGACTATAGCTGGGATGATGAAAATGCAGCTCAAGAATTAACTGTTAACTTAGGAATGGATTACTGTATCCTTAACTTCTAATTTAACAAAAATAAATTTAAAGGGAATTCATCTAAACTTGATGAATTCCTTTTTTCTTTTATATTTATACGAGACAATAAGTTACACTAAATAAAGATTATGGAACAAACATTTGATTTCCCAACTGAAGTTATTGAACTTCCCTCAAAAGGGCTTTTATACCCACAAGACAATCCTCTTTCAAGCGGTAAAATTGAAATGAAATATATGACTGCTAAGGAAGAAGATATCCTTACTAATCAGTCTTATATTCAAAAAGGAACAGTATTAGATAAATTACTTCAGACTCTTATTGTTTCTAAAATTAATTACAATGATTTAATTATTGGAGACAAAAACGCAGTAATGG